GTGTTCGTTGCCTGGATATTTTACACCATTTTTAATTATAACATTATTTTGTAATTTCTGTCCTGGAACCCAACTAACTTTAAATCTTCCTTTTGGATCTGGGTTAAATACTACTTGAGTATCTTTAACTCCCTTTGTCCACTGAAAATTACCAACTGTTAATACAGATGAGTTTCTATTTCCTTCATTATAATCTATCTGTTCATATATCTTAATCAGATTAAATAAACTATTTCCTGTTTCATCTCTAAACGCGTGTTCTTCTGTTCTAGGAAACTGACGATAAAATTCATTTAAAGCATCTTGATCACCCTTCAAACCGTCGGCTTCATTTTCCCAATGATCTACTACGCCATAATCTATTTCTACTCCATGTGGATCAAATGCTGACTTTTCAGGAGTATTGAATATAGGTCTTCCGAATTCATCAATGAATCCTTCGTAATTCCACTCCATAGGAATAAACAAAGAATATAATCCCGACTTAGTCTGTCCATTGCGATTTCTCTTTGTAACATCTGAGTCATAATATAGATTTTTAAAATTATCTCCTCCTTTATCTAACGCATTAGAGGTTGATCCCATCATACACTTACCTATAATCCTACTACCTAGTCGTAAACAAGTTTTTGTAACTCTCCAGTTATTTTTTATATTATCAGGTCTTTCCCATTTACCACTCTCATCGTGGACTAATAAAGATAGTTTTTCACCATCATAACTATTATCACCTGTATTCTTCCAGTCAATAGTAGTATCTAATCCTTCCATATCATCTTGCTCCTCTCGTTCCCTCATTTTTCTACGAGTAAACTTTTTAGCAGGTACTCTATAAGCGAGTTCAGATTTTGGACGATCCATACCATCTTGTATTGGTTTAAAGAAGAATGGATAGTTTAAACTAATTGGTACAACCTTGTCGGTAAACATCTTCTTCGCATCGGCACCTGTTTTAGATAGTATACCAAATCTACTATCACTAGCTAATGTAGCTAGATTAACAGTCTCAGCTGAACTCATGAAAGAAAATCCTGAACGTCTATTTTTTAAATAACACATTCCATAACATCTTCTATCTGCTTTACAAGCTTCCCAGAATATAAAGAATAATCTATTAGCTTCTCTAAAATCTGGAGCACCTACATCAATCTTACTCCATTGTAGATACATATAATGTGCACCCGTGATATAAGTTGGTTTACCATTATTCATAAACCAAAAACCCTCTTCTCTTCTTTTAAACTCCTCATCTATATATCCATAATGTTTTTCTTTAAAATCATCTAGATAGTTCTCCCAATCAAAAACAGTTTTTATTTTTTTAAACTCAGGATTTAATGGAAATTGTTTCCATTTTTGTTCTAATTTATTTTCACTACGAGAATAAATCTCTTTAGGTTGCTTTGGTAAAGCTATTTGAAAACCTTGGATTTCAAGTATTTCACCAATTTGTCCACTCTTACTAATAACAACAATATCATTCTCTTTATTATAACCGTATTCCCATTTCTTAGATTTATTAAGTCTTTTAATGGTATTTGATTTTATTGGTTCTACAACCTTATATAAAGTTTGTTTATACATTATTTAGATCTTCCTTCTGCGAATCCCTTAAAAGTATTTTTCTTTTCTTCCTCTATAGGTTTACCTTCTAGCATATTCTCTTCCTCGTGAATTCTGTTTAATATTTCAAATGCGTCGAATATAGCTAGTTTCTTTGTGGCAGCAGCATTCTTTAATCTATCAGCTGATATGTCTTCGTCTGAATCTACTATTTCTTCTCTAGCTACTTTTATTAATTCTTCAACCGCTTTGTGCCCAGCTTGGATTATATTCTTTTTCGTTTCCTTGATATTCATATTTAATTGTAATAAATTTATTTAAAACTCTATATAATCTTTCACCATCAACAATAAATTCATACTTACTTACTGGATCAAAACCAACAAGTTCTTCTTTGTTAAAGGTTCCGTCAGAATACTTAATAACACCCACCAGAGGTCTTTCACACTTTATGTTAAAATTATCAATAGCTTCTAATGGTTTAACAAAGCTAAAACCTGGCATAGCTTTATTATTGTATAAAAATATTTGATCTTCTGATACTAAATACTTGTCTTCTTTCCAGTATGATCTACTGTTCTTTTCTCTACCTTTAACATCATGCCACCTTCTAAATACATTATGATGAACTATCACTTCATCACCTACGTTAATAGGTGATGAAAATAATATTGGAGTAGCGATTACTTTTGCTAATCTGTTTACATATTGATGATTATAAACTTCTGTATTTAACACCAACTCTTTATCGCCAATTTTTTTAGAATTATTATATCTTCCACCTATAGGTGAAATTATAAAATCTTTATAAGCTTTCATTAGTATTCTAAGTTATACTCAACTGATATAGCCATATTTTTATTAAAATCTTTCCAAGGTATAACTACTTTTTCTTTTCTAATATAAATAGAGTACTTATCTTCTTCTTCTATTATATCACAAATTTTATGACCTCCATACACTTCCTGATCAACAGCGTAGTGCATAGAGTCATTTTTATAGTCTTTACCAATAGTAATTTTTCGGATAATATTATTTTTCATCCTTTTTTTCTTTTGGCCAGTTTATTGTACCATCGGTCAAATTCACATCATAGCTCCCGTATTCTTTCATTAGCGCATCTTGCATCAAACCAACCTTATCTTGTGTTACGGCTAGATCATGTAATAACGTGTGCTTTTGAGCTTCTATTTTACCTATATTAAATTGAATTCCATTTATATTGTTTACGATCTTTTGTAACTCCCTTAAATGTTCTTCTGATATTTTTTCTACTTTTGGTTTTAAATCAACTGTTTTTTCTTTTGCCATTTTTATTTAATTTTATTTAATTATTAATTTACTAGTAATACAATCCTGTACCACCGTATTTATTTACAAGATAATTTTGTAAAAATTGATATGTTCCATCGGAGTATAAATCTCCTTCGAACATTATTACTTCGTGTATAGTTCCCACCCAATTCATCTCTACTAAATTTCTAAAATATCCAGATGGTGTTGATGGAGACGATTTAAGCCTATTGAATATAATTTTATTATCGTCATCATCAACTGAAAAATCTATATCATAAGGCCACTTACCACTTGCTCTAGTTACATCATAACCTTTCATGCAAGCATCTAATGGATCATTTGTCCCATCTGCTGCTGGCCACCAACTATCAACATCTGACCATCTATCACTATCAAAATTATTACCAAAAGCTAATTTCCCAGCTATATCCGTATTACCATCAATAGCATGGTAAGTTATCCAAGATACACCTCCAAATTGCTTTAAAAGTGGCGTGAAAGGTGGGGCGATTGCGCCACCATCACCTGATACTCCATGAGTGGAATATGCCGTTGTGGTATTTGAAGCATATTGTCCCCATTGATGAAATATTCTTTTACCTGGTCTAGCGCCACTAGCCCAATCAGATGGATTAGTGTTACCAGGTGAATCATTAAAATAATCTTTGAATATATTGTATCTCCACACTCTACTAGAAGCATCTTGCTCCATTAATCTAAATTCAAAGGGAACAGAGTATCCATTAGCATTACCACTTGTTTGAGTATTATTTTCATCCCAATAGTCATCACCATCTGTATAAACAACACATATTGATAGTTCATCTGAACTAACAACTTTATCACTCATAGCATTACCAGTTGATCCAGCACCAACAAAAGCACTATCACTAGATAATCCACTTGTGTTATTAGGATTTAGTTTTGCTGTAACTCTATTTCCTCCACTAGCATTTGTTTTATTTAACCAATATGTTCCATCGTCACTATCTTCTTCAAAATCATACCACATCAAACAAGTGTGACTTGTGTTGTCGTTAATGTAATTTGGATCCCATCCTGTTAATCCTACAAATCCTTCATACATTAATCCAGTTGATAAACCTAACATCAGTCCCCTATGTAAGCTATGTATTGTCCAGAGGTTACCGTTGTTATCTTAGTCCAACGACCATATATAGTGATACCTTTTGGAAACACTGTTGCTGATAATACGGCTTTACCACCTCCACCGGAAAGTGCTGTTTCATTGCCAACAGTTAAATCGTGAGCAGCTTCATCAGCTGTAGATCCAGCATCAGATGAGTCATAAGGTGTACCAACATACTCAATTCCGTTAATGTCGTCATTATCAGCAATTAATCCACCTGTAACATTTAGCGTTGTATCAGTTAAAAATGTTATTGCTACAAATACTTTTCCTGTGGGAGGTGTGATAGCTGAAACCGTATTATTAAATACACTACCCATCTGTCCAAACCCATATTCTACTGTGTTATGTTTGTATGCCATAGTATTATATTTTATTAATTATTATTTAAGGGCAAGGAACAGCGTTAGCTCTAAGCTTTCCACTTAAAATTTCTATATTATAATATCTTCCTCTGTCAGGACCTATTTTCATGTGTCCATCTGCGGCATAGTATCTTGAGTTAGCTCGCCTTCTTGTGTAAACGTAAGTACCACTTAACATTGGAAAAGGAACTGAGGCTTGAGTATGATAATAAGTTACGTTAACATTACCATTAGATACACTACAAGCAGCACTACCCTGTACAGCGGAGCCTTGAAAAGCCGTATAGTCTTTTGCTGTCATCTCTTCTACTCTTCTTTTTATTTTTATGGGTTTATTTTTGCCTCTAGCTTGACCCATACTCATACTGTTACCTAATGCCATTATGCGGGACCGTAATATACAATTATACCATCACCCTCAGCTACTGAATTTAAAGAAACTCTATTCCATCTTCCATATATTGTTATTCCAGCTGGAAATGAAACTCCAGTGCCAATAGCTATACTTTCTGCAGAATTATCTGATTGATCTAGACCATTAGCTCTAGTTTGAGTTTGAGTACCAAAATAAGCAACACCATCCCCTAACGTTCCAGCTGTATCAACTTTGTTAGAAGCGTAAGTATCATCAGCTACTAGATAATCAAAGGTTACAGCCTCTAATGTTGTTATAGCCACTATCACTCTTCCATGTGGAGGTACAAGATCAGCACCAGTTGTGTTAATGTGACCACTACCCATTTGTCCGAAGTCATAAGAAACTCCTTGTGAATTTATTCCCATAATTTATTTATTATTTTGTTGTTCATTCTTTTTTGACGATCCGCCGAAAAAGAAATCGACTACCGTATTAACTTTTGCGCTCATTGCGCCAAATATTGTAGAGATAAAACTTATTTCAAATTCTCCTAAATCTATATCTCCCATTACGAAGACTCTAAACATCATGAAGCTTAATCCAAAGTACGCAGCAGTAAAGAGCGTTGCAAGTATCTTTTGAATGAGTGCATCGTCTTTATACATATCTCTAGCGCTCTTTCTGTCTTCGACTTCTTGCTTGAACGCTTCTGTTTCAGCGTCGAGTAATAGTCTTCTAATAGAAAGTTTTGCTTCATCTCTTTCTTTGTCCGTTGTAATAACTTTGTCAAGTATTCCTTCTGCATTTTCTACTACTTTGCCGAATAAGCCACCTATAAATTTTCCAATCATCTGTTATTATCTTTTACCATATCATCGATAGACTTATTCATTACCTTATCGGTGTATGATTTGTTATTATAAAACACACTCTTTTCTGATGTAGGTATATCTTCCTCTCCTAATAATATTCGATATATTCTACTAATTAAGTGTGAGCATTTAAAAGAGGTTTTGAATACAGAGTATTTGATGGTTGTTCTATTTCTGTGTCTCCACGTTTCTATCCAACCATTCCTC